AGCATCGGGTGGCTCAATTACAACGTCGGCCAATGCTAGCTTTGTGTTCACCAACTCGGGAACGGTACAGGGCGCCGGTGTCGTGTTCGGCCCGTCTGCGAGTGCGACGGTAGCCAATACCTCAGGGTCGTTGCTGAGTGCTGGCACGCTGACTGCTGCACAGCCTGTGATCAGCGGCAACACACTGAACGTGGGCTACACACTGAGTCTGTAATGACAGCCATGACCAATAAATGGAGAACGGCGAAGTTTCCAAACACGGCTACCACGCCGTCGGCGTGGTTAGCCGTGGCGTCCTGACAAATGGCTGCCGCTCTTGATGGTTTTGCTGCCTCCGGCTCGCCTGGGCTTTCCTGCACGCTGAGCACGACGCATGCGGGAGATGTAATTATCTTTTGTGCGACCATAAATAATGGCGCCATTCTGACGATCTCTGATACTGCTGGGCTCTCTTGGACATTGCGAGGGAGCCAACTCGGAGGCGGCGTACTCGCCATCCAAGAATACTGGGCGATTGCGCCGTCGATCCTAACCAATGATATCATTACCGTTACATCAAGTGGTAGTTATACAGAATGCTTTGCTTTTGCTGTGTCTGGCGCGAACACAACAACGCCATTTGATAGCAATGTCTCATTGCCGGCAACATCGACGGGGGCTAATGTAACAATAAGCACGACGAATGCTAATGACTTAATATTCGGCCTAGCGCGAGACGGCGCCAATCCAGATGGTTGCACCGGCTTCACTCTGATCTTGAACACGAACTTCAGCTGTGGTAGCTATGAGACCGTCTCTTCGCCGCAGAGTAGCATCAGCGTCGGTAGTAGTGGATCGAGTTACAATGGGCTCATTGTCGATGCTATTGTTGCAGCAACATCGGGCAACTACACAGCTACAGTCTCTGAGCTAATTGCCCCGAAGGATGCGCTCGGTCTGCTATTCTCTCCTCGCGTCAGCATGGTCGACTCTCCCTTTATATCTGACCTTTATTCCAGCAATGCTCTATCATCGGTTAAGGAGACACTTACACCTTACAGTCTGACTATCTCGCAATCAGCTTCCTGGCTTTGTCCGCTAAACTTCGTGATGCAGAGCATAGACGCTTGGGGACCGGGAGGTAATAGTGCTGCTGGCACAACAACAGCCTCAGGTGGTGTTGGATCTTCAGGGGGCTGGTCGCGTCTAGTAACTACAGCTCCAGTTCCTGGAACTACCTATACTGCGACGATTGGAGGGCCGGGGTCTGGCGTAGCGACCTCTCTAGGCTCCCTGTTAGTAGCTAATGCCGGAGGGAGTGCAAGCGGAATTACTGGTGGTACTGCAGCAGCAGTGGGAACAGGTGACCTGGTACTGCCTGGGACTGCAGGTACTAGTGGGGCGTCGATTGTAGCAGGAGGAGCTGGTGGTGCAGGAGCTCCAGGGCCTCTAGGATTGGGAGCTACTGGCGGTACAGATGGTGGCGCTGTTAGTGGTGGTGGTGGTGGTGGTGGAGGTGCCGATGGAGGGCAGTCAGGTGCTAATGGATCGGCAAACCTGGGAGGGAATGGAGGTAATAATGCTGCCGGTGTAGGTGGCGGTCTAGGAGTTGGGGTGAATACCACGTCCAATCCAGGCACAGCTGGTGGTGGCGGAGGTGGCGCAGGTGGCGGTGTCGGAGGCAATGGTGGAGGTGCCGGAAGCTCTGCCCTATCAGGAGCAGGATCGGGAGGAGGCGGCTCGGGAAAGAGTACTGCTACTTCACAGTCTGGTGGTACAGCTGGAGGCTTTGGAGCCTCAGGAGGAGGGGGAGGACAGGGGACTACCGCCGGCGGTGCTGCTGGAGCATCAACCGGGGGCGGCATCATAATCAGCGGTTGGATATCTTCTAACCCTGTCGACAGTCTTTCCCAGGCCATGACTGCTGCTACATCTCTTGCTGAGCGTGTAGTAGCCATAGATGTTGCTAGCTCTGCTGCGCTGATGTCGGCGCAGCTGCTGGAGAAAACCTTAGTAGCTGACCTACTGAGCTCTGCAGCTCATATGTCAGGAGCACTTTCAGAGGCCTTAGGAGTCCTTGACAGACTCTCCCCAGCCACAGTTATGCTTGCTTCTCTTCTAGAGCAGGCTGCTGCATCAGATACCCTGTCTAGGCTTGCTACCTTCCAAGCTTCAATAGCAGAACTGGCTCAAGCTCTAGACAGCTTGTCCTACAATGCGGGCGGGGTATACTTCGCCATCCTAAGTGAGCAGCAGACAGTAGCTGATGCTATCTCTGCTACTATGCGTGCAGCGGCGTCTGTCCAGGAGAGCGTTGCCTCTCTAGATATACTGAGCCAAAGCGCTCAGATGTCTGCAGCCGTTGCAGAGCTAGCTCAGGCTATAGATAGTCTTACAGCCAGTATGGGCGGGGGTGGCTCGTTCACAGTAGCCTTGGCAGAGGCGGTTGCCGCTACAGATCTGCTGTCTTCTCTTGCTACTGTGAGTGCTCAGCTTCAAGAGGCTGTAACTTCGCAGGATGCTATCTCGGCTATCAGCCTGATGTCTGCATCCCTTGCTGAGATCATTACTGCCTCTGATCACCTTTCGCCTGTGGCAGCCTTGCTAGCTAGTCTGGCTGAGGCGGTAGTACCTGCAGACTTCGTGTCTTCTCAGGCAGCCTTTGTGTCAGCTCTCAAGGAGCAGACAACCGTTACGGACACTATCTCAGGAGGTGCTGCAGCCTCCATGGGAGAGCAGTCTAAGGCAGTTGACCTGTATGCAGCTTTCGCCTCTCTACTTGCTCAGCTCAGAGAGGTAGCAACTCCTCTTGATACCGTAGCTGTAACAGGTAGTTTCATCTGTGCCCTCTTGGAGGTTCTGGCCCCCACGGATACCTTCAACTACTCCAGAGGCATCATCTTCGTGCGACGCTGGGTAGCTATGCATACTAGTACTCGGCAGGTTACGTTAGGAACAAGTACTCGTGAAGTCACCGATCAGAGTGATTCTAGCCCAGGATACCTGAACTGATGTCAGCAACTCTTGCAAACCTCCCGACGTTTTCCGGAGCTGACTGGCAGGACAACGATACCTATGGAGAGGACTGTACAGATGAGATGGCCAATCGCCAGACTACTATCTCCTCCGTAGGTACCCCTCTAGTAAGCCGGACGGATAACAAGTCAATAGGCCCAAATGACCTGGTGATTTCTAACATCAGCATCCTTGCCGCAGGTCTTAAGTTCGGGTGGAAAGGAAGTGGCGGAGTTCGAGGGATCGGCTACATTGTCAAGTTTCCGCTTCAGCTCGCCAGCGGAGACCTGATCAACCGATCCGTTGTGATTCCCATTCCGCAGTTCGTAGGCTAACGTAGCAACCGCGAGAGGTAACAGAATATGGCCTACGATCCGCCTGCAGCTTTCAAGCATATCCAGACTTGGACAACCAGTGATACCGTACGTACTCCCTGGGTAACTCATGGAATCTACGTGAGTGTCACAGGCGCTCTGAATATCACCGATGAGAGCGGTGCCCAGAACGTGCTTACGAGCGTACCTGTAGGCTGGCTACCTATCAAGGCCAAGCAGATCTGGGCTACAGGAACTACAGCAACTGTCACGCTGATCGCCAACTGACAACAACAACACCAAGCAAGGAAAGATAGCCTCTATGCCCATCACCTTCCCGAGCCCGACCTACCCGACTCAGCCCTATCCCGCGACTCAGGCAATCCTGAGCCGGCTCTACTTCGTCTCGCCCATTCCGCAGATGACGTTCGAGGCCAAGAGCGGCAACACGTACACAAGTGACGTCAATGGCAAGATCAGCCCTCAGCCGATCACTCTGGGCGACTCGGCTGATCTGCTCAACGCAGGCTGTATCCCATACGTAGCTCCCTGGATTGGCCGACTCCTCGGGGCAAACATGAATCTGGCAGGCAGCAGCTCAGCAGCTGATGATCAGCCTATTATCCTCAATGTCCCGACGGGCGTTGGCGTTCGGATCACGAAGATCACTGCGACCAATGCCAGCCATACATTGGCAACAGCTGTCGGGGGCATTTACTCTGCAAGTGCTCAAGGTGGAACGGCTCTGGTTGCAGCTGCACAGGCGTATACCGGTCTGACTGTAGCCTCCACTGAGTCGTTGGATCTTACCCTTGTTGCATCTGGAGGGCCACCGACTCCTGCCAATACCGTGTGGACGGATCAGGTACAGTTCTACCTGAATCTGAGCACTGCAGAAGGGGCTGCTGCGACTGCCGACTTCTACGTCTTCGGCGATCTGTACTGGTAGTACGAACGGTTCAATAAGCACTGGGGCTTAGGCTTAGGCTTAACCCCAGTAACTACCGGCACAAAGCAAAGGATATAAGCAGATGGGACCGCTCCAACTCTTTCTTCCCATCCAGAAGGTGGACGCTGTCAACCGTCTGGTGTGGGGGACACTCACTGAGGAGCAGACGGACCGCTCTGGTGAGATCATGGACTACGCAACCTCAAGGCCGCTATTCGAAAAGTGGTCACAGGACCTCGCGGCAGTTACCGATGGCAAGAACTACGGCAATGTGCGTGCGATGCACAAAGGCATTGCAGCTGGGCAGTTCATCGAGCCTTTGACCTTCGATGATGCGACCAGATCCATCAGCGGGTGCGCCAAGATTACGGACGATGCTGAGTGGAAGAAGGTCGAAGAGCGCACATATACCGGCTTCTCCATTGGGGGAGGCTATGCCAAGCGTTGGCTAGATCCGAGTAAGGCCGGAGTCATTCGGTATACTGCGGAGCCTGCAGAGACCAGCCTGGTCGATCTGCCGTGCTGCAAGGGAGCCACATTCAAGCTGGTCAAGGCTGACGGTATTACCGAGGAGGTAGAGTTCCTCAAGACGTACGACCCGCCTGTAGAGGGCAATCCAATTCCTCCTCTGAGCCTGAGCCCGAGCGACATTGATTACAAGCCGGATGGGAAGGATCCCGTAGCCAAGAGTACCGAGCCAGCAGATCCTCAGAGCGAGTTGGAGCAAGTCTGGAAAGCAAAGGATGGTACTACCTTTGCAAAGAAGGCAGATGCGGTCAAGCACAACGAGGAGTTGGCTACGACAGCAGCTGTCGACGGCGTTGTCAAGCCTGCGCAGACTGCCCTCGACAAGCTTCAGGGCCTCATCGACGGGGTAACAGATCCTGCAGACCCTGTAGTCAAGCATAAGTACAGTGAGGGCGAAAGGACTGAGATGGCTAAGAGCGGTCAGGCTCTGTCCGACGGCTCATTCCCTATCAAGGATAAGCAGGACGTCGAGAATGCTGTCAAGGATTGGGGCCGTGCGGGTGCGAAGGACTCAGTCAAGAAGCATATCATCGACCGCGCCAGAGCTATTGGTGCTGCCGATGCACTTCCTGACAACTGGGGTGAAGGCAAGGAGAAAGATTCTAAGCCTGCCAAGAAGGTTGCCACGCATACAATGTGGAAGGGTATCCCTCAGGACAAGCGTACCAAGGAGCTTCTCCACAAGGACCTATGGGACATCGGGCGTGTCGCGTGTATCCTGGATGATCTGAAATGGCTCCGGGATAGTATGCTGATAGAGGAAGCCCTTGAAGGTGACACTACAGCCCTTCCTGATGCCATGAAGGCAATTGTCAACGATCTCTGCACGTTCCTCATGGCTATGGTCAGCGAGGAGATGAAGGAGATTATGACAGATACTGACGTTCAGTTGGGCGGAGGTGATACTGTCATCGTTGAGCTCATGAACGCTGCAGGTCTGATGCATGGCTCTATGCGTAAGGCCTTCGACAATCTTGGGCTTGAGCATGTGCCAGAAGCTTTCAAGGCTCTGCTCATCAAGGCCAAAGCCAAGATGACTGAGGAGGAGACATTCCATCTCCAGGCAGCCCACGATCACGTTGCTAGCATGGTTGGCTGTGCTGATTGCGATGGTAGTGACGATGGCAACGGTAGTATGGGCAAGATGTCCGAGGGTCATCGCGCTGCTGTCAAGACTGTGCACGACCACCTTGCCAGTATGGGCGCTGACTGCAGCGGGATGGCCAAGCTGAATCTGACTAGCGGACGCCTAGCCAAAGCCTTAGGCCCCGATGATCTGAGGCTGGATAATCCCGATCTGCCTCCAGCAATCAGAATCCTCCTGGCAAAGTCCAACGGCCTGGAGTTCAACTACAAGAGTATGACTGATCAGCTCAACAAGGTCATCGAGCAGGTTCAGATCATAGCAGATCAGCCCGAGCCTGGCAAGGGCTCGAGACTCCAGCTTCATCCTGTCCGCAAGGAAGCAGACGGGCTGACAGCCCCTACTGGGCTTGATACGCCAGCGGCAATTGTTGCCGCCTACACGGAACATCTGAACAAGCTGTCACCGGAGGCTAAGCAGCAGGCCCTAATGAAGCTCAGCCTGGCGAATCCTGTACTGCAGATGGAATAAGCGGGGACGCAGACACCAGCTACAGTGGCCTTAACACAGTACAACCCCCTTACACGAACTGAAAGGTAAAGCAAATGTCTGGGTCCCTTGGAGGGGTATCCCTCACCCAGTCCACTTTGGACATGATGAAGCAGTCGTTAGGCGAAGCCTACGACTCGAGGAACAATAAACTAGGGAAGACCGTCACCCTCTCGACGGGCCTTTCCTGGTACGACCTCGAAGCTCCTGCGAAGAACCTCTACCCGACGATCACGCCTCTGCGGAATTCTATTCCGCGTAACTCACGTGGGAAGCCGGGTACGGCAGCTCACTGGGTGCAGGTCAGTGCGATCATCGGCAGCGGCTTCGACGCGATGGGGTGGGTGCCCGAAGGGCAGCGCTCCGGGACGATGTCGTACGTCACTTCGCCGATGGCCGCTAGCTATGTGACCATGGGCGAGGAAGACAGTCTGACCTTCGAGGCCGAGTCAGCCGCCGAAGGCTTTGAGGACGAGAACGCGATGGTCACGTTCCGCCTCCTGCAGAAGACAATGCGCAAGGAGGAGATCGGCATCCTCGGCGGAAACGCAAGCCTTGCGTTGGGCGTTCCTGGGACTCCTACCGGCACGGGCAATACAGGCACCGGCGGTACCCTCCCAGCGACCAACTACTACTTCAAGGTCGTCGCACTGACACTGGAGGGCTGGAAGAACAGCAGCCTTGCCAACGGCGTTGCGACCACGAAGACCATTACCGGCGCTGACGGCAAGAACTACCTGCTCTACGGCGGCAGCTCGAACATCTCCGCAGAAGTTGCCAGTGCAGTTACGGTCAGCTCGGGCTGCTCACTGGTGATGACCGAGCCTACTCCCGTGCAGGGGGCTGTTGCCTATGCCTGGTTCGTCGGCACTACCTCAGGCGGTGAGACTCTGCAGCTCATCACCAATATCGCCTGCGGCGTGCTGAGCGTCCCTCTGGTAACGGGGCGCCAACCGCAGAGCTCGATCACCCAGGATTGCTCGCGCAATCCAGGACTGGCTTGGGATGGTCTCCTGTCGTGCGCCCTGAACTCCAACGCTCCGTTCTATCCCAGCGCGACAACTGCTCAGGCTTACGTTAACTACCTGCCCAACGCCACGAACGGCCTGGGCAGCTTCCTGACTGCCTCAGGACGTGGCAGCATTGTCGAGATCGACAATATGCTGCAGACGATGTGGAACACGTACAACCTCGGGCCTACTGTCCTATACGTCAATGCTCAGGAACAGAAGAATATCACCAACGCTGCACTGAGCAATACTGCGGGCCCACTGCTTCGGTACGATGCGCCAGCCGACGGCAAGAATCCGTACGCGATGGTCGCGGGCGGCGTAGTCGAGTGGTACTACAATCCATTCGCAATGGATGGTGGTACCAAGATCCCTGTGAAGCTCCATCCTGACGTGCCTCCAGGCACAATCGTCGGTTGGTGCGAGCGTCTGCCAGTCTGGTACCAGAGCAATGAGGTGCCAAACGTAGCTGAGATGTTGATCCGCCGTGAATACCACAGGATCGACTGGCCGCTGCGTACCAGACAGCGTGAGTACGGCATCTATCTCCAGGCCGTCCTCGCCGTCTATGCCACGTTCGGCATGGGCGTCATCTCGAACATCGGCAACAACTTCAACACCTGAGTTGTGTTGCATTGTGTTGTGATGTACTGTCGCCGACTCCAGTTCTCACGGCTCCTACTGGAGTTGGACTGACGGGTGGGCCCTGTGTTGCGCCAGGGCCCATTCGTAAGTCCAACTAGCCAAAGACGGACGGACACGCACCATGTGGAAATTCTTACTGAATGGAGACCATTAAGATCATGGGCAACCTTGATCTGACAAACCTGGCGGCGCTGAAGTCCTGGCTCAATGTAAGCGGGACAACCAATGCTGATCAGGCACTGCAAGGAATGCTGACCCGAGTAAGTGGCCAGGTTATCGGCTACCTTGAGCGTAGCAGCTTTATCTCCCAGAACTGGGTTGATATCCTCGACGGCAACGGCGGCGACCACCAGTTCATGGAGAAGTATCCGGTCACTGCTATTAGTCAGGTCATCATAGGGAACCAGATTATCCCAGTAGCCCTGAGTGTGGCTCAGATCACAGCCAATTCAACGCCAGGTACTCCAGGAGTAAGTGGTCCTCCTCCGAGTGGGTTCAGATGGGAGGACTGGGATAATGCCCCTCCTGGAGAACCTCAGGCAGTCGAGTTGATCGGCTACAGGTTCTGGAAAGGAAAGCAGAACGTCCAAATCAACTATACAGCAGGGTATCTAGCCGCAGCTGAAGCCCAAACGGTAGCAGCTAGCTCAAGTGGAGGCATTAGTACCTACGGGTTTGTTACAAACCAGCCTTGGGGAACCTGGATAGCCGATAGCGGAATGTCCTACGCCAGCTCGGGAGACCCTCTAACTTACGTTTCTGCGCTAACAGGCACTGCTGGTCAGTACACGCTGGACCCTGATAACGTTGGGGGCTATCTGCTTAATGCTGCGGACGTAGCTGCTAGCGTCCAGGTGTCCTATAGTTGGTGCCCAGGTGCTGTAGAGCAGGTAGTCCTAGATATGTGCAACGAGATCTGGGCAAGACGAAACCGTCCGGGTGCGAGTGCTCGAGGACTTGCAGGCCAAGAGACGGGAACCTATGAGGTGCGATATGGCATTCCTCCATGGGCTGCTATGATGCTGCAACCCTTCAAGAATGTGATCCCAATATGAGCACCAACAGCTTGGATCCAGCAGTGAACCTGGTGACAGAGTTCGAAGGGTTCAGTAGTTCTCCGTACCAAGATCCTGTAGGGATCTGGACGATAGGCTACGGATCCATTAGGGACTCGCGTGGCTTCGCTGTAACTGCTGACACCCCAGCTATTACTGAAGCCGAAGCTCGCGCCCTGGTATCAAGAGATCTGCAGTCAGCCGCGCGAACTCTGCAGGCAGCTGTAACAGTTCCTCTAACAGACAATGAGCATACAGCTCTGGAAGACTTCATCTACAACCTGGGCTCGGGCAACTTTGCGTCCAGTACGCTACTGCGCAAACTGAATGCAGGCGATTATGCAGGAGCTGCCAATCAGCTGGATCTGTGGGACCATGCAGGAGGCAAAGTCCTAGCTGGGCTCCTAAGGCGCCGTCAAGCTGAGACTAAGTTGTTCAATACATGAGCGACAACGTCAAGATCACTCTGAAGGGTTATGCAGCCTTTGAGGCTAGAATCAAGGGCATGCCTGACGCTCTGCGTGTTAACCTGAAGGCAACCCTGACTAAATACATCCTGCAAGCTAGAGAAATGGCTGCAGATGCTACCAACCCGAAGAGTGGCAAACTTGCTTCTTCTATCCAGGGATATGTCATTGCACAGACAAGCGCTGTTACGGCAGGACTCAGATCCGAGGGAGTTGAGTACGCAGCTATCCAGGAGCGTGGCGGAACAATCGATGCTCACGAAATCTTCCCTGCTAAGGGGGCTGCTTTAGCTTTCATGTGGGGTAAAGGTGGAGGGTCTGTAGGTGATACCAACTTCTATGCCCACGTCGAATGGCCTGGAGCTACCCTAAAACCGAAGAGGTATATCCTGGGCACTCTGAGAGCTACCCGCGTAGAGTTTGAGGCTGCCGTCAGAGAAGCTATGGCAATGTCTGCAGCTGGAGAGGGAGTTTAGTGACTAATGTCAACTCAAGTCTCAATTCCTCCCAGCTCACGTGAGTCAGTTATGCTGGCTTTCTTTGCGCTGCTGCAGACGCTACAGGGAGGCTCATTCACAACGGTTACAAGGAAGCTGAGGCACTGGGATCAGGTGCCAGCTGAGGAGCAACCATATCTATGCATGGTTGAGCATACCGAGCATGACATGCCTGTTACAAGAGGACTGCCTCTGAAGCGCGGTTGGGACCTCTCTATCTGGGTATACGCCAAAGCTCCAAACGACAGTGTCAGTCCTGGAGCTCCTGTGCTCAATAATCTCCTGGACGCAATTGAGGCAGCAATAGCTCCTCCGGTCTACTCGAATGTGCTGACCCTAGGAGGCAGTGCTTACAGAGTCTGGCCTGAGGGAGCTGTCAAGAAAGATCCAGGTGATATAGATGGCCAAGCTCTTGCGATCTATCCAATCATGATTCGTCCGCCGTAAAGGAGTAACACACGATGCCTGACACAAGCAACCAGATGGACCCAGTGAAAGCACTTACTCCTGCAGAGATGGCAGCTGTTGGAATGACGCCTCCAGCAGCACCTCCACCTCCATCTGCACCTGAGTCTGCACCTAAGCCGCAATGGGAGACTTTTGTGGAGGCAACTCTTGGCAGGTGGTTCAGTGAGAGTATTCACAACTCTCCTGTGTCGAGGAACCCTGAAGCGTATGCCCATATGCAGGCGCAGTTGCCTGTTCTTGCTGGGCTCCTAAAAGACGGACCGTAATCCTGCAGTCCGCCCGCTACCACCGTCTAGACTAAGCCATAACAAGGAGACTTCACTATGCAGTTCATGTTCGGTAGCGGGCTCCTCTGGGCCTCGCGTACAGACATTGCGAATGCTACGCCTGTTCGTTTCGGAGCACTCCAGGACGTCAGTGTTGACTTCGACGGTGAGCTCAAGGAACTGTACTCACAGTATCAGTTCCCAATAGACGTTGCGCGTGGCAAGACCAAGATCACTGGCAAGGCAAAGCTTGCCCGTATCTCGTCAATCCAGTACAACAACATGTTCTTCGGCCAGACAGTGACTACCGGCCAGAAGCTCACCTCCTACGATGAGGCTGATACCTCTTCTGCTGTGATCACAGGAGCAACCTCTGCAGCAACTGCCTCGGGGGTTACTTTGACCTTCACGTCGGTTCCTACCGGTATCGTCGTGGGATCACTGGTAAGTGACACTACGGCTTCCTCAGCTATCACGGCAGGCACCTACGTCGTGTCGAAGGCTTCTACAACTGTTACTCTCTCCCAGGCTGTAGCATCTGCAGTGGGCAGCGGTGACACGATCAGCTTTGCACCAGCTGTAGTTGTCTCAAACTCAGTTAACTTCCTGGTGGATCTCGGAGTCAGGTATGCAGCGACAGGTAATCCTCTGTCACTGACTACAGCAGCTCTCGCTGCATCTGCAGGTATTGGCAACTACGCACTGACTGCCAGTGGCTCGTATGCCTTCAGTGCTGCTGATGCTTCTACTGCGCTTCTCTTCGACTACGCCTACACTACCACCTCAGGTGAGACTGTTACAGGCAACAATCTGCTCATGGGCTCGTCTCCCCGCTTCATCATGACGTTCTCCAACGTGTATGAGAGTCTCACAACCACTCTAAGACTCTTCGCCTGTGCGTCGACCAAGCTGAGCTTCGCCACGAAGATCGATGACTATGTCATCCCGGAGCTTGACTTCTCGGCCTATGCCAATGCAGCTCAGCAGGTGTATGAGTTTACCTCAGCAACCTGATGATCCGCAACATGGCCTGCGGAAGCCGTAAAGACCCAGCGATGTAACGCTCCGCGGCCGAACTACTTGAGTTTCACCCCGCTTAGCGGGCAACCCTGTAAAAGGGACACAATGAGCGCGCACCTAAAGAACCCGGCACTAACAATAGGCATAGGAGGCAGACAGTTTGAGCTGCAGCCTATGCCTCTTGGCGTCTGCGAAGAAGTCTGGCCTATCATTGGTGAGCTAGGTGATATAGCCGACCTCGAGAAAAACTTGCGTGAGACTGAGAAAGGAACCCGTAAGCAGCGTATGCAGTATCATGTAGATCGCATGAAGCTGATGCGGACCTTATTCTCCCTAGCGCTGAAGCCTCACTTTCCTGAGATTACCAGCGAGTTCATCAGGGATCACATGACTGCCCTTGAGGCGCATGAGATGCCTGCTATCTATACAAACCTTATGCGTATCTCAGGACTTCTTGGCCCGGGGGAAATGAAGCCTCTGCTGGATCCGACTCCGCCAGTGGAGGAGAGAAGTTCAACGGAGATTTCGGTCCCCTCATCGCAGAGTGCGCCTGTCGAGGAATATGTGGAGGAGACTGGAACAGAGTCGCTAGCAGCATAACACTTCCTAGGTTGAGGTACTTACAAACCCAGTGGCGCAAGATGTATGGCCTTGTGCCTGAGGGTAAGGGTACTGGCAGTAGTGAACCCAAGGTGGGTGTAATGACTCCTAAGGATATAGCTGAGATGGTCCGAAGAGCTGGCGGGAAGATCCGAGGGTAACGCAAGATGAGCGAAAGTTCCGGTAATATCCAAGGTCAAGTCACTGCTGACATCACGCAGTTCCAAGCTGCAATGGCGCAGGCAACTGCATCCGTTAATGCCTTCGCTGCAGCTTCAGCGGCTGCTTCAGCTCGAGCAGCTGCAGGTGCAGCTACTATGGGCACGGCAACCTCAGCAGCGGCTAGCACTATCCGTAGTGCCACTACAGGCATTTCAAGCGACATCAACACTATAGGGCTGAGTGCCTCCATTACAGGGCGCCGCCTATCTGCTATGTTGGATGAGGGAGTTGCAGGCCGCTGGAGGCAGTTCGATGGCACCCTGCTAGCCGTTGCTGCCCGGATGGCAAGCTTCAATCCAATCCTCACAGCTGAGATAGGACTGCTTGCAGCAGCTGCAGCAGGTGTAGGTTACCTAGCTTATCAGTGGATAGCAACTGAGACGGCTATCCGTAACGCTGTCGGCGAGATGACTATTGCTGGTACTGTAGGAGCTAATGCAGCTCAGCAAATCGCAGCAGGTATTGTACGTTCCAAAGCTGTTTGGGATGCTTCAGCCTCAGGCGCTCGTGGTCTTGAGGAGCAGCTTGCCAAACTAAGTGGGCCTGCTGCCCAGTTCACGTCCCAAATCCGCGATACTGTCAATGCTACAGCACAGCTTACTGGTCAGGATGTAGGCAAGATTGCTGAGAAGTATGTCCAGATGTTTTCAACCTCGGCTGGAGCCCTACGGTTTGCCGAGTCAATTCATCTATTGACGACTGAGCAGCTAGCACATGACAAGGCTCTTGAGTCTGCAGGGCAGGCATCGCAAGTCTACTCGGATATCATGGCAGGCCTGAATGCTAGGTTTGTCCAGCAAACTGCTACACTGGTAGACCTTCGTAAGCAAGAAACTGCATTGCAGGAGGAGATCGGGCTCAGCGGTACGGGTATAGCTGACCCTGCCTTACTGAAACAGTTGGATGAGGTCCAGCAAAAGATCCAGGAGATCTCTAAGCCTACTGGTGCAACTCTAAGCTCTCAGACCAATGAGGACGCCGCCTCCGTAGGGAAGCTCAATACTGTACTGCAACGTAGACAGACGCTCACTATTGAGCTAGCAGCAGCTGAAAGATCTTTCCAGGAGGCCCAAGCGTCAGGCGATCCTACTGCTCAGGAGGCAGCTATCAATGCAGTTAATACTGCAGAGAAAGAGCTGGCCAGTCTCCACACGGCTACGGAGGAAGAGAAGTACCAGACTACGCTGAGTAGTCTCCAGCAACAGCTTGAGGCTACTAAGGGTAATGCCTCGCAGATAGGTGCTATCTACCAGCAGATAGCTACCTTGCAAGCCCAGTACTATGGGCAGTATAGCTCACAAGCTAGAGCCGCTCAAAACCAGGTAGTCAATGCTGCTCGTGAAGCTGCTAATCAGCAGATGAGCCTGAAGCTATCCGAACTGAATGGGGAAGAGGAAGCTGCCCGCGACAGCGTCGGTAAGCAGATTGCAATTGAGAGGCAGAAGCTTGCCATCCTAACAGCTGCCGGCCCTACCTATGTACTACAGGCCCAAGAAGCTCAGAACCGTATTATGAGTTTGACTCGCGAGGCAGGAGACCGGGAGATCCGCGAGGCTCTAGACACCCTGCGTGCGAAGCAAGAGCTAGCAGGCCAGGACTATACTACGAAGGAGCAGATTGAAACTCAGATCCTAGCGATGCTGGCCTCTAAATACGGCCAGCAGAGTACTGAGTATCAGCAAGAGAAGGTCCGTGAGGCACAGATCCTCCAAGAGGCTGAGAACCAGAAGGTTGAGATTACCTCCCGCTCCATCGAAGAACAGACCAAGGTAGATAGTCGCAGGTTACAGCAGCTCAAAGCCAATCTGGATCAAGAGGTTGTCCAGCACAAGATCACCAAGCAGCAGGAGCTGCAGGACCTTGAGAGCTTTGAGGCAGCTGCTACGGCATCAGACCTAAAGATTCTGGACAACCTGATCGCTACCTTGAAGTCCGGTACTATAGCTTGGCAGCAAGCTAAAGACCAGCGTGATACGTTAGAGCAGACGCTTGCCACAGATACGGCTAGATACAACGAGGAGATTGTAGCAGCTAACCAGAAGGCCTCCGAGCAAAGCACTAAACTCTTTGAGCAGGGGTTTGATGCAGTTGATAAAGCCTTTACAGGCCTAGTAGATAACCTGATTACTCAGCAGGAACCCTGGATCAATGCAGAACGCAAGGCATTCAGAGAGGTAGTGAGCTCAGCCGTCAGCATATTCGAGGAGATCCTTAGCAGGTGGATTGTTACACAACTTGCCATGACTGCAGACAATGCAACACAAAATGCCGTCAGGCATGCCCAAGACACAACTCAGGGGTCAGGATTTATTCAGCTCTTAGAGTTCTGGCTCAGCAAGTACTTAGGCATCCAGTTTGGTATGACCGCTGCCAACGAGGCAGGTAATGCAGTGCGGACAGCTGAGGACACTACTGCACTTTCTGCAGGAGAAGTTGCTCAGATAGCAGCAGCTAAGACGGCTGTAGCAACGGATGCAGGTGAGGCTTTTGCTGGAGCTTATGCTAGTGCTGCGCAAATCCCCGTAGTCGGCTGGTCGATTGCTCCTGGAATTGCATCTGCTGCTGAGGCAACTGTTCTGGCTGCAGGTAGCTTCGCCGTAGGGTCCTATTCAGTTCCTAGCGATATGCTAGCGCAAGTCCATCAGGGTGAGATGATCATCCCTGAGACCTTCGCAGCCTCACTACGTGGCGCACTAGGAGGTGGTAGTCAAGGAAGCAGAGAGGGCAGAATAGGTAACACTATAAACTTGCATTCCTCACCTAACATTACGGGAACAAATACAGCAGGTCTTGGTAGTCTACTAGCATCACACACCAGAGATATGCAGAGGATGATCGTGAATACTGCCCGTAATGGGCAACTATCTCCCCCAAGCTCATCTAGGCTGAGAAGGTAGAGGCAACAAGCAGCTATGGCTAATCCTCCTGTCTTTCCTCTGAACACATCGGCCAACTTAGCCTATCCTGTGATTCGCAGGCCTATCTGGGCTGTGAGCGTAGCAAAAGCTGCCTCAGGGCGTACTACAAGGCTCAGCTACTGGACTTATCCAATGTGGGAGTGGGATCTAACCTGGGAAGTCCTGCTGGATAGCGATACTCCGTCTGATCTGCAGACCATGATCGGGGCATTTATCCAACAGGTAGGACCCGTAAGCGGCTTTAGCTTTCTAGACCAGGATGAGAATACTGCCGTAGGGCAGCTGTTAGGTACAGGTGATGGTGCTACTGTCACATTCCAGTTGACTAAGACTTATGGAGCTGGAGGCTTTACAGGCACTGAGCCTATAGGTGTTCTGGGAACTGTCACAGGCTTCTACCTTAACGGAGCAATCCAGACTCCTACTATTAACTACAGTACAGGAGGTGTCCCAGGAGCTCAGACAATCACTTTTATTACGGCCCCAGCATCAGGTGTAGCCATTACAGGCTCATACCAGTTCTACTACTATGCTGGCTTTAAGGATATCAGTATTGAACTGGAGAAGTTTATGAACCAGCTTTGGTTGCTCAACAAGCTTACAATACAATCCCTCAGGGACTGAGAGATTATTATGCGCAGCGTTACAACAGCTCTTGCAAACTTCCTCAACAGTCGTCCTGCGCAGATGTGGACTGCTGACCTATTCACTATAACGCTTGTTACAGGCCAAGTACTGCGCTGGACAAGCGCTGATATTCCTGTTACTTTCGGAGGTAGTACCTGGGTTAATACGGGTCCTAAGCTTACCAGGACCAAATGGGAGATAAAGAATACTCTAGACATCCCTGAGATGGATATTGTTCTGTCATCTACAGGGACGGATTACCCGCCATCCGGAAACCAAACTCAAGTCATCCTCAACCCAAATGATACTGTGGGCGGCACGTTAAGTAATAATAGCGCCACATTTTCTATAAGCCCATTTACTTTAGGAGGTGGGTTATCCCGAGCGTTATATGGCCGCAATTCCGGCAAATTTTATATTGAGGCTAATATATCGGGCGAGGATTTTACGTTAACGGGGATTGGCTTATGCACTTCCGGTGCTACATTAAGCCAGATACAAAATAACGCCGTAAACGGAGTGCTATTTGCGCAGGTAACGGGGGCAGTAGCTACCATTTACATCAATGGGGCTACGGGCGCGACCGGCGTTCTTGCGGCAGGTCCGGGCACGGCTATAGCGGTAGATTTAACCAATCAGTTAATGTGGGGTAGGTCTGTTCCGACAGAGTTTTGGAACTTCAATCACCTAGCTGACCCTACTGCAGGAATCGGTGGGCTCTCTATACCTTTTGCTGGCGTAAACATATATCCCTTTGCTACGGGCGGAGTTAGCTCTGTGACCCAAACAGTAGCAGTAAATTTAGGGCAAACTGCTTTTGTAGGCACGCCTCCCGCAGGCTTCGCGCCCGGTTGGCCCTTTCAGCCTGTAATAGGCGGAGGTAATATCAAGGCGTTGATGGCTCAAGGGCTGTTTGACGGCGCCATCTGGGAACTTGATAGAGCCTTCGGCATCCCTGTAGATGGTAATAATACATTACCTACAGTAATAGGGACTGTCAACCTGTTCATAGGGAGGCAGGGGCAGCTAGAGATTGGCGCAGTCAATACGAAGGTTACAGTAAGGGCTGTGTCAGTTCTGCTGCAGCAGTATATGCCTAAGAACCGTTTCTTCCAGAGCTGCATCCACAGCTTCTGCGATGCCGGTTGTACCCTGTCATTACAAAGCTTTACTGCTTCAAACACAGTAGGAGTTGGCCCTAACACAACAACTAACATTACGCAGCCAGCTAACTGGGTACTGCCGGACGGCAGTAACCCTCCTATTACTGACCTTATTGGAGGCACCTTATCCATCCTATCAGGAGCGGGCCAGGGACAATCAAGAACAGTGGTAGGAGGATCTACAGGGTCTGCTGGCGGCTTTTTGACTCTGACTTATCCTCTTAGCACGCTTCCAAGCAGTGGTGACTTAATCTCCTGTACTCAGGGCTGTAATAAGACCCTAGCTACCGGGCCTACAGCTAACTGCGCTACGTACAATAACCAACAGCACTACAGGGGCTTTCCCTATGTACCTCCTGCGGAGTCAGGACTATGAGCGGTAGCGCAACTGCAATGACTCCTACTCCCCGACCTGAGATCTGCTATCCCTTGACACAGGCCCGCGAGGAGTCACTTCGCAGGGCTGTAGTAGCAGAGGCAATCAGCTGGGAGAAGACTCCTTATGTACCACAAGGTGATGTCAAAGGCGGATGTGTTGATTGCTGTATGCTACTGGTACGGGTATGGGTAGACACAGGAATAGTGACTCCCTTTGATCCTAGGCCTTACGAGCCGCAGTGGTTTATGCACCGAGAAGAGGAACACTATCTGAACTGGGTGACAAAGGTCGCAGTCGAAATACCTGAGGTTGCTGCCCGCGCTGGAGATGTCGTACTGTGGATGTTTGGCCGTGCCTATTCGCATGCGGGGATCCTGGTATCCAAAACAGCCATAACTCATGCATCAGGAGGTCACCGCAAGTGCACTCGATCAGATCTCAACACTGCTTGGCTACAGCAGGCAGCAAGAGCTGAGACTCCTGAAGATGCACGCCTAGCCTATATTGGAAAGGGAACACCTAAGCTTAGGCCACGTAAGTTCTTCAACGTATTTGAGGGGATCAGACAGTGGCAGGATTAACGGGAGGTAGCTCTACTGGGATTACCAAATACTCAGGGATTGATCTCCCTACTAGTGCTCTAGGCGTCTGCATAGCTATTGTATGGGGAGAAAACCGTATCTCCCATAATGTTATCTGGCTAGGCGACTTTACTGCTACGTCTGCCGGTAAAGGCGGAAAGGGAGGAATGCTGAAAGGCGGCGGCCAGTATGATTACACTACCGCTGCCATCCTGGCCCTATGTGAAGGCCCCATCAACAAGGTTAACGTCATGTGGTCTGGAGGGCAGGGCAGCTTTGAGCCTTTCACCCAGAACCTTACAATCTTCGACGGGACTGCATCTCAGGCACCTCCTAGCTGGATGGAGAGTAACTTTCCGTCTCAGGCCTTGGCCTATGCCTATACAGCTTATGCCTTTAGTGACCTGCTACAGCTGAACCAGAGCCCCTTTATACCTGACTATACGTACGAAGTTCGCGGTATCTTTTACGGGAGTGTAGCAGGCTTTAACGATGTTAACCCTGCTGACGTCATCAATGATTTTCTGACTAATGCTCAGTATGGAGTAGGACTTGCAGGTACATACATTGATCCTGCCAGCCTAGCCTTCTACAAGACTTACTGTACAGCCCAGAGTTTGTTTTTCTCACCCGCTCTGACTGATCAAGAGCAGGCTATGACTACGCTGCAACGATGGGCTCAGCTGACTAATACCTGGATATTCTGGTCAGGGGGGGTACTCAAGTTTGTGCCTCTAGGGGACTCAGAGATTGTAGCAAACGGCACTACCTACATCCCCAACCTTACTATTGTCTACTCCTTTAACTACGACGACTTCCAGATCACCGATGAGGATCCTGACAGCAGCCCTCTGATCATCCAGCGGATTGATCCTGCCGACGGGTACAATCGAGTACAAATCGATGTCAGCGATAGGACTAACCAGTACAATTCTACTCCCGTATACTGGGAGGATCTGACGAACGAAACCGAGTACGGCGAGCTGCAAGCTGTTATAGTCTCCGCACCTGAGGTGTGTAGCCTAAACATAGCAGCAGTCATGGCAGCCTTGATCGGTCAAAGAGCTGTCTGGCTCCGCAATAACTACTCCTTCAAGCTTCCCTACTGGGCTGTCCTGTTGGAGCCAGGAGATATCGTGAGCCTAACTGACCCTCTGATAGGCATCACGAACTTCCTTGTCCGTATCACCAGCGTAACCGAGGAGAGCGATCAGGTCTTGACAGTAACAGCAGAGGAGTTCCCTCAGGGAATTGGAACAGCTTATCCAATAGCTGTTCAGGTTTCAGGCGGAGCAATGTCCTTCAACTCCGCAGCAATTCCACCTCCAGTGAACTGACATGCCTGCATTTTATGAACCTCCCCTGAGCATAACTGGTGGCGTTCCACAGCTGTGGATTATGGCCAGCGGAGGTGCAAACTGGGGTGGCTGTGATGCCTACGTATCCAGAGATGCTATAAACTATGTCTGGATAGGTAGGATTAATACAGTCAATCAGCAAGGGCTTCTGGCTAACTCTCTGCCAGCCAGTTCTGATCCTGACCTTACTGACACTCTGAACGTTGATATGGTAATCAGTCAGTCAGCCCTGTTTACGGGAGTTACCTCAACTGACGCTGACCAGTTTAATACAGCCTCTCTGATTGACCAGGAGGTGATTAGCTATGGGACTGTAACTCCAACTGGGGCCTTTACTGCATCGCTTACATATCTGCGCAGAGGCGTTTATAATACTACGCCAGCCCTCCACAACAGTGGAGCTGTCTTTACCAGGATCAACCCAAGCACTGCTATAATCTGGCCTCTGCCTCTACAATATGTAGGGCAGACTATGTACTTCAAGTTTACCAGCTTCAACGTGTTTGGACAGGCTGAAGAACAACTGTCAGCAGTTGTGGCCTATGAGTACACGCCTCTAGGCCTAGTATACTCTGTAAAGCCTCCCACAAATGCTGTACTTACAGCTGGAGCTCTAGTTCCTAAGACTATGACTCTAACCTGGAAGGCCAGTCCCGACCCTGGGCTTCACCTCTATTTCGTAGAGTGGTCCCTAGATGGAGGCAGTACCTGGCCAATTACTCAGACGGTAGCTCCTCCGGGTACTACAGCTCAACTGAACTCAGCGCTGCTTAACCAGAACTATACAGCAAGAGTTGCAGCCCAGAATACACTCAATGAGCAGTCGACATACGCAACCAGTGCTACAGTTAACTCAGGCGCCGCAGGGACTGCTGTCGCCAATGTGGTAGAGAGTGTTACGGCGACAGATAGCCTATCTATCAGCTCGAACGCCAGCTATACAGTAAGCCTTGCGGAGAGTTCTCCTGCCATTGATGCTGTATCTAACGGCTTTAGCGCTTCTATCCTTGAGGCTGCTAATGCTATAGATAGTGTCCGAGGAGCTGCTGCCGCAGCAGCTGTAACTGAGGCTGTGAAAACCAAGGATACTCTGAAGCTCACACTACCTACCGTATCCATATCAGAGAAGGTTACAGCAGTAGACACTCTGCACTAGAAGCGGCTATCAGGCAGAAAGCTCAATACACATGACCGAAGACCCCAATCCCAACCCTAACCCTAACGACAGACGGCGGAGAGTAGAAGACAGGCAGCTTAGGTGTGAGGACTGTGAGAACTTCGAGGCTAAAGATCAGGGCTGGCACATGCAGAGAGGTATACCTGCAGCTCTGATTATCTCTGTCATTGCGATCGCTGTACCTCTGGTCCTGGCAGCCGTTGCGGCTGTCTGGACTGTATCGGGTTTAGCCGCTGATAGCCGTGACGGAACTATCGCAGTTAATATGAGGGTTAATGCAGTTGACAAACGCATTGAGCTCATAGAGAGGGACTCAAAGGACCGAGACAAGGTTATGCAGGACATGTCATCACGCCTAGTGCGGATGGAGACTACCTTAAACATGCTATACCAACATAATGACCCAGATGGAGTACACCGCAAATGAATACCGCAATTGCCGTAGGTCAAGCAGCCCTCCCAATCTTCGGACCTCTATTGCTCGCAATGCTGTGTGGAGCCGCTCCCTTCTTCATCCACAAGGGACTGAAGCTCTTGCACATCAATCTTACAGCAGCGCAGGAAGCTGCATTGGATACTGTCGTACAGCGCAAGGCCAATACTATGTACGGCAATATGGTTTCGCTGGGCCAGACTGTTGCAGCAAAGCCCGTAGTCAACAATGCTATCAGCCAGGCAGCATCTGAGATCCTGGCTGAATCCCCTCGGGTCTTGGCTGACCTAAATATCACACCAGCTAGCCTGCAAGATCGGGTTGCAGCAGCCTTTGGTGCTACTCTTGTCGCAGATACCCAGGTGACAGTCGCAGCAACTGCAGCAACTGCAGCACCAAAACCCGCGGAAGTCGTCGTAAAGAACTTGTAAGGTAACCCTTCCGGGGAATCTAGCTACTTTTCACCCCCGCGGAAGGGAAGTGCCGTGCCTTATTCACAATCTAACACACCAAGGAAGAGGAGCCTGATACCATGATGCGTTACTCGCCTATCTTTGCGCTTCTGCTGCTACTGCCCGCCTGCCAGGCAGATCAAAGCGCTACTGCTATTGCGGCTACAGGGGTTGCACTGGCTGCAGCGCAGACTGTCGCACTGAAGTACGCGACGCTGCCTGTGTGCCCTCCAGGAGCAACACAGGAGCCTGACAAGACAGTCTGTCAGCAGGCTACTATCACAACCAATATGAAGGGAGCTTCGGCGGCAGCAACGTCTGCCTATCAAGCAGCTGCGTCAAACCCAACCAGCGCTACGGCAGCAGCAGCTGCAGCTGCTCTGGCTGGTCTCACAACGCTGACGGGCAGCGTCGCTGTCCCAGCAAACTAAGAGAGGTACCAACACTATGCTGGCCCTTACACCACTCGTCCTTCAGCTTATCAGTCTGGGGATCTCCGTCGCGCCTGAGCTTATCGCCGCGGCAGAGCAGGAGATCTCCCTCGTGACTGGTACTTCTGCACCGACTGCAGCTCAGCAGGCGCAGATCACAGCAGCAGTAGTCGCTGCAAATGCTGCCCTGCAAGCTGCGCAGCCAGGCCCTGCTACCTAGTCTTCAGGGTTAAAGAGTCAGCCCTACGAGGCTGACAGAGCGTGCTCAACTAGAACGGTATCTCATCATCTCCCGCGGATGGTGGGGTACCGTCTTTTTCTGGCATGAGCTTTGGGTCATACAGCTGGAATGAACCTCCTGATACTACCTCAGGAACCTCAGGAGCAGCTTGGATTTCAGGCTGGAGACCAAAAGACCAGTGCTTTTCAAGAATGCCTCGAAGGTCAGGAGGCGTCCACCCCTCAGGCTTCAGGACTTTACCATCAGCTCGTTTCTTTACTTTGCCTGTAACAAGGTCAATCTTGGCCATATTGGAGCGAAGGACCTCTCTCCAGCCTTCAGCCATTGGATAGGCCCTGCTAAGACCGCAGTTGATTGTCACTACCAGTATATCCTGCAGGGCATCGAATAGCGCTACTTCGTCAAGACTGTGCAGCCTCAAGCCCGTGATCGTGTTGAGCAACTGCTCTTCTCTTACCTGCAGACTGGTACCAACACCTGGATAGGCTGCCCTGAGAGCCTCGAACAGCTCCTCAATCATGAGCTTCAGGTACAGCTCTGTCTGGCTTTGGTTAGGGGCGGCGACAGTCTGGCCCATAGCCTCCATGAAGACTTGCTCATCCCTGAAAACGTTAAGCTCATCCCGGAAAACATTAAGCCAGTCCGGAGGGTTCGTCTTCTGGGGACCTTCTTGGATGAAGTCGTCGATTGGAGGGACTATGCCCCCAACAAGCTCCAGGACGTCAGTAAACAGTGACTTGCTGAGAGCGTCATTTCGCTCTAGGGCAAACAGGTCGCAGTCCTGTTTTAATGCGTACTTGATCTCACTGGCTGTGCTTTCTCCTACGTAGCCACCTGGGTTGATGACACAGATGGCTTCAGACAGTTCAATCTTCCTGTAGTGCATCAGGTCTAGCATTTTCTTCTGTTCTGGCGTATACCAGTCTTTATTGCCTTGGTGCGAGGATGGGTACACAGCCAGACTAAAGACTGCATGGCCTGCAAGGGTAAGGGCCTGATTCCACTGCCTGAACTCGGCCTCAAAGCGGGCGGACCCGCACAGTGTAATGATCAAGACACTAGACTCCCCTCGATGACCTTCGGAACGGCTGACTGAGTACTCTTAGTATGTTTGTGCTCGAAGTCACCACACCACTCCTCTGCAGCTAGTCTAGGCCACAGAAGGTGAACTTGCTGGTTAAAGCCTACAGGCTTTCCTGTCCTGGGCTCTAGCACAGGTTGCTGCATCACCTGAGGTCTGGGAGCTCTTCTATGGCACTCCCTGAAGGCAAAGTTCATAGGCTGCCCAGGCTCCTTCATATAACGGCCGAAGTTGCACTTGGCACAGCATTCCTCAGGAAGTTCTATCTGGGTATTATTGATCTCACCGGTGCTCACGTCTTTGTACTCCTGTTGCGCTTAGGTTAGGTTAGGTTAGCGAGTCATATTGACGATACGGCTCTGAAGGGTTTGGAGGAGACCAGGGAGTAGCCCCGTCGTCTGCAGACCAGTCTGCATCTGTCTGATCATTGTCAGGGCTGTTCCCACTGTCATCGAGTCGGGGAATCTCGACGTCCCCTGCCACTTCTGACTTATCTGCCAGTACAACAGAGTCTGCTGCTCTAGAGGCAATGGCATGTAGGACGGCGTTGTTTGGAGTAGCCCACTCAACAGGATTATCTGGGCTGTAGGGGTACTCATATTCAGGTCCTTTACGGTAGATATTCCAGCGCTTTCCTACGGACGCTTCTGCCTTGAACGGCACTCTTGTAATCCCCCACTCAGGCGCTATGGACTCCATACATGTTCTGATGATGTAGGAAGCATAGGCGATAAGCTCTGGAATGTCTGGGCACTCAAGCATTGCTTCATCATGTACCATATTGACTGGTAAGATTCCGTAGGGCTTAAGTATTGGTGCTGCCTTAGCAGCTCCAAGAAGGCAGATATCGCTTGCAATTGCCTGGTGTGGGAAGTTGCTGGCTTCATTTTGGAGGGCATTAAGATTCTCCCTGGTGACAATCCAGTGGCGCTTCTTCCTACCGAAGGGAGTAATCAGTGTCCAATTGTTGAGTGGAGCACTACGACACTTGCGAATGAACGCATGTGCCTCAGGCGAGCGGGCGAACCATTTGTTAATCCATCCCTGCGCAACTGCTCTGTCAATGTCAAACTCATTGGCTAGACTTGGAGCTTCGCGCCCGTATACAATGCCAAAATTGACTGCCTTAGCCCGCATCAACTGTTCGTCGTTCCAGCCTTTGCCGAAGAAGTCATCAGCTGTTTCCTTATGGAGGGAACGCTTAGACTTCGAGGTGTAGAGGGGGACCAGGAAGGAATCGTCAGAGAGGTCTGCGAGGCTGCGAAGTTCAGCCTGGTTGAGATCGACCTTAATGAAGACGTAACCTGGTCTTGCAGCGTACATGCCACGGAGCCTGGAATCCCGTGGTATATTCTGCATGTTAGGACCACGAGAAGATAGGCGTCCCGTACGGGTTCCGTGAAGTAGGAAGACGCAGTGAACTCTCCCGTCTATATTGAGGTTGCGTTCTAGACTAACGACATAAGTGCTCGCAGCCTTGACAGCTTTACGGTATTCCCAGACTGCCTCAATTGCGGGATGCTTGTCGATCTTTTCCAGTATCCCTTTAGCTGTCGACCTAGTCCCTGCTTTCTTTGGTCCAAGCTTGAGCTTGTCGTACAGAAGTACCGCGAGCTGCTTAGTGCTGTTTGGATTGACCTCTGTAAGGCTCCCAGCCTTAAATGCGATGGTCTGGACTGCCGCGTACGCATGGTCGATCTCCTTCTGCAATCGCTTACGTTGGCGCTCAACATTCTTAGGCAGTATGCTTATGCCATTCACTTCGACATTGTAGAGGAATTCGCTTGCAGGGAGTAAGACTTTGTTATACAGCTTCTTCAGGTGAGCGTCTGCTTCCACTTGAGCTTTAAGGGGGTGGAAGACCTGGAGAGTGTTGGATGTATCAAGGGCAAGATAATGGTAGAGTACTGGTCGCGGAATGACTCGGTAAGAGGTGCTTCGCTTTGGTAGATAGGGTTTAAGCATGTGCTTGTAGTCAGGTGCTCCGATAAGGTCGTTTGCAATCGTTTCGAGGTCATGGATCCCTCCTTGTTCATCCAGGGCGTAGGACATCAACATTGTGTCCTCGTCTACTCGGGCCTCTAGCGAACAATCCCTTCGGATGAATCGCATGTCGAACTTGCCATTCTGGTAAATAAACCTTGGGCCCTTCTCCTTGAACAGAGGGCCCAGAAAGGCAACCAGCTCCTGAGGGACTATGTAGACCATCTTTGGATCGGCACATAGACCAATAGCAAGGATTTCATCTGTCAGGTGGTTGAACCCTCCAGTCTCAGAGTCACACGCAATGTATGCTGTGTCTCGTAAGACCTGATTGATCTGCGCTACATGGAAGGGATTTCTGGCTACGAAGTACTTAGGGACTATAGGCTTGCGAGGTTCACCTCCATTGAGCAAGTGGAATGCGTACTGGATATCCCCCCTGAACTGCCGGTAGTTGCCAGTGCCTCGAAGAAGGGCGGCTGGGTGGACTACAGGCAAGATGCCCATAAGGGATATAGAAGGGAATGGTATGAGCATACCCCTTACTTGGGTGATCTTGTAGCCATGATTACTAGTTAGCGAATGCAAAGCATGGTTGCCCATCGCTACTACTAGCTTGCGAGGGTACGCTTGAACTTGCGCCAACAGTCGAGGTGAACATACTTGAGCTCCTGCTGCTACTATCCGCATGTTCTTCTGCGGGTCATCCCGTGATCTAGGAGGTAGGCATTGGCAAGCATTCAGGATAAGAACGTCATCTAGGTCAAACCATTCATCCATGCCTAGGGCCTTAAGGACACTCTCGACTGTACGCCAGAAGACTTCGCCTGAAGGCCCTGTCAATGGGATCTTGCTTTGGATCTCCTGGATACCAGGAGCTTCTCCCACAAACACTATTGGGGCGTCAACACGCCCTCTAGTCCCGACCTTGGGCCCTCCGTAAATACATCCAGGGCATCTGCCGATGTATGTCTTCTCAACTAGAGGCGGCCCTGCGATCTTCACTCGTCACCTAGCTTCCCGACTTTGAAGGGCTTAGTTCTGGGATCAGCCATCTCACGCCTAGCTAGTGCTACCTGCCTACAAAGCTCTTGAGCTGCTAGATCTACTGCCCTGTCAGCCTTCATTACACCAGGCTTGTAATCACGATCAGGTTCACTATGGGCAATATTGTACCGGCGAATTAGGTACCAGATACGCAAGCGGCCTGTAGTACCCCTGAGCTCTAAGACCTGACACATCTGTGCTATGTTCAGTCTACCTCTGAGCCGCCGTAGAGCCTCTACCTGCTTTATGGTCTTCTCACTTACGTCATGGCCCATCAGTAAGATACTTCACTCATGTCACGCATGGCAAAGTTGCGCTCCTCATCCTTGTCAAGATCAAGGGCATGCAGGAACCATTGAGGCCCCGTGTGGTACTGCGTACTGCCGTACCACACCTTGATTGGCTTGACTCTTCGGCGTTCCGTCTCCAACTTGTAGTTCGTGTACAAGAAGTTTACATCCTCTCTGGCCGTGAAGAATCCGACTGTAGTGAGTGGCATGGCGTGAGGACCTCTATTGCGGCTTGGACGGGGTGAAACGCAGTATGAGATGCTGCTTTACTCATACTACGTATGCATAAGATAGCCCTCTTACTACCTTCGATATGAACTGAGGGCTCACCGAGAAAGCCTTACCTATTGTGACAAGGCTTTCTCCAGCCTTGGCTCGCTGTCTCATCTGTACAATCTGCTCCGGAGTAAATCTGACTTTCTGTAAGCCTGTCTGTACTGCATGTACAGTATTGCCTTGCCTTGCCTAGTTGTCCATTCTAAGTTATCCCAACTGTCACTGCTGCCCTTGATATGGTTTACCTCAGGTAGCCCTAGAGGATTTGGTATATAAGCCTTCGCGACTAGCCTGTGTACCATAGCATTCTTTGACTTTCCAGCCTTCCGGAGCACAACTTGCTGATAGATACCTAGATGGAAAGGTTTGAGGTAGCAGTTATTAAGATGGCTATATACTCTGCCTTCATCCGTTACGGAGTATAGACCTTCATAGCCATCTATAGGTAGGATTCTAGCCATTAGAGGGTCTCTGGTAACTGTGGCACTGCAGATGAGGGCGTTCCGGTCTGTACTGCTCTACGACGATAGGCTTCGCTATAGTTCTCTGCAATCCAAGCACGGATTAGAGACAGATTGGCTACTGTAGCAGGCTGGATGACTCCATCTGCTGTGAGCCACCAGTCTCCCCGAGGTGTGTGGGATGGGATGTTACGGCTGACCATCTGTCCATACTGACCCATACGCACAGGAGCAGCAGAATCAATGCCAAGTACACCAGGATATCGCGCACAGGTGAGGTCGTCTTCCAGGTTGTCTGAGAAGCCGAGTAGGTGGATGAAGGGGGAGAATCGGTTGGTGATGACCTTCGCTGGGTTCTCCCAAAGCCAGCTAGTGAAGTCCGTACGAGTTCCAAGCATCTCAGTAACAAATCTGCCTACTCCCCAGTGCGACACCTGTGGAATCTGCCGAAGCTGCCAGGCGCACTCTTTCAGCTCGGCCAGATCTTTCCCCTGAGGAACTGCCATGAAGGTCTGAACCCTGGGGTCAATGATACGAGCGTAGTCAGCAGCACCCTGGATACTGAGTTCCAGAGTCCTCGAGGCATCTCTGATCATGTCTGGAAGAACAATGACCTGAGCAGGGACGACGTCGAGGGCTGCCTTCATGGTCTCAGCATCGACTGGCTCGCCCAGTTCTATGATGCTGTTGTCCATAATAACTAAGCTGTTGTCCGGGAGCAGTCCTCTGTACTCCTCAGGGCGGGCTGCTACGTCATGGGCGAGCAAGAGGTGGTAGCGACCAACAATGTGGTCGCTCATGTCCTTCAGGCCCCTCAGGACCTGCGGTGGAGCCACCGGGGCGAACCTAGCCATTCTACAACTACTCCTGTTCCTTGTAAATGCGGGCGCGGACAGCGGCGTCCTTTGCCTCAAGCAATTTCCGGAGGGCAACTGTCCTCTCCGGATTGCGAGGGAGCTCACTCATGATCACGTGGGCAAGCCTCTCGAACGGTCTGCTTACTGCCTGTAACTCTGGAGGCAGATGGGCATACGCGAAGAACTGCAGGATAGGTTCGGTGGTGGGCATCAGATGCGCTCCTTGAAGGTTGGACGTTGTTCGACCTCGATAAGCTTCTTGAGCATCTCAGCTTGGAGGTCTACTCCCAAGAGCTCAGCCAGCATGAAGGCATAGTTGCCGACGTCAGCAAGCTCCTTTTTGATCATCTCCCTGCGAGTAACCGTGCCGGAGTCTCCTCTCCAATCCTTCTTGACGAGGTTGGCAAGCTCTCCGGCCTCGCCGCATAGAGCAAGAACTATGTACCTCTCATGCTCTACAGGAGAGTCGAAGTTGGGCCAAGTGAGATGGCGCTTAAGGTGTTCGTGCAGCACCTTCTGGGAATCGTCAGACATGGGAGTCTCCTTGTTACCTTTTGCCTGTGGTGAGCGCGAGGAACTCCTCCCTCGCGGCGGAGGCAACGAGGAAAGCTCCCCTGACGCAGGAGGTAAAGGTTGATACCCCTGGTGCATTAACACCCCTGCAGGCCATGCAGCTGTGCTCGGCCTCGATGACCACCATGACCCCAGTCGGGTCCACAAAGCCTTGAATGTCATCGGCAATCTGTTCACAGATGAACTCCTGCATAGAGGGTTTGGAGGTCCCTACGGCGTCAACCAATCGTGCGAGCTTACTGAGACCAACGACTGCCTTGTTGGGTATGTACCCAACATGAGCATGACCAAAGGCCGGCAGTAGGTGATGTTCGCAGCACATCCTGAAAGGAATGTTCTTCTGGACTACTATTCCTGGCATTCCATGCGAGGGCTTAGGCCCCTCGAACAGAGGTCCAAGAATGTCTTCTGGCTTGTAGGGCTTCATGAACTCCTGGAGGTACTTAACAAAGCGCTCCGGAGTTCTAACTGTGCCAGGATGCGCATCAGGATTTAGATCTAGGGCACTCATTGCCTCAGCTATATGATAAGCTGCAGCTGAGGCAGGCGTTCCCAAGTCCTGGATACTGTCCCAGGCTTGTGCAACTTCAGGCGATATCACAGTCTTCTGCTCTTTTACTTTAAGCTTCCGCATATTCTGTTACTTTCCTATCTTGCCTTCTCATGGCCCCAGAGCATTGCGTGCAATTGGGGTAGTACGATGAAGTCCCCAGAACGATTAGAGCTGAGAACTAAGTTGACTAGCCGGGTGTATTGAGCCAGAATTTCCGAAGCTATATTGTGCCTGACTTCAGTATCCGTCCAACAGGAGAGGTAAAAAGGTACTTCCGGGTATTTGTCGTGGAGCATGCAGGCCCATTCAAAGTCATCACTGTCCTTGATGACTACCTTGAAGCTGACGTTCTTGAACGCCCCATGGATGCTAGATGCATATCGATCCAGAATAACGTAGTCAATTAGACCTTGCATTCCAGAGCTAGGAGGTTTGGGAGACACGGTAATAAGATCGGTTAGCAGGAGCCAATCCTTCCAAAAGGCTCCCTGCGTCTCCACAGCCACCTTGTAGTCGATCTCCTGCAGGCCAGCTACTGTATCTCCTAGCTCCCACATGAGTGGGTCACCGCCGCTCAGAGTGACCCAGCGGGCACTCTTGTCTGCAGAGCCTAGTTTCTCTACCCGGACGCTAATCTCACCTGCGCCCATCCACTTAGCGTTGGCCTTGATTTGTACAGGATCGACTGCATGCATAGAGTCACACCAGGAGCACCTGTAGGTGCATCCGCCAAAGCGGACAAAGTGAGACAAAGCCCCTATAAGACGCCCCTCGCCTTGAATAGTAGGGCCAAAGATCTCAATGACCGGAAAGGTATTCTTAGGCATCAGGTTGTCACTTTCAGCTCATGCAGTGATAGAGGTAGGCCGGTAAGATCTGCAGGGTAGCAAGCCGAGCAGTTGGGAGTCTCCCATACCTCGACCTTAGCAAGGAGGGCGAGACCGCCAGAGGCTATCTGCACAGCTGAGACCATCTGCCGGAACCAGAACTCAGCTAGGCGCTCCGCCGTGGGGATGAAGTTGACAATGAGGAGCTTTGTCTGGTTAACCTCTCGGTCTTCTGGAACAAGAGCAAAGCCTAGGTCGTCAAACATCCTCATGGCCTCACTATTGTGTCTGGAGGTTAGAAGGATATCACGACACAGGAAGTCGTGGTACCACATGATGAACCCGTGATCACACGGCCCGTCGATCTTCTCCATCATGATGGTCTTCAGGAACCCGAAGTCCAAGACCATGTCGGTCTGGACTCCTTCCTTGTGAAGGTCAGACGCTACGGCTGTCGCTTGGATGGTATATCTGTGGCCATGTATGTTCCAGCATTTGGATCCATGGGTGGGGACACGATGCCCAGCATCGATCCCTATTTCACGCATGATTGAGAAGGGCATCGTGTGCTCCAGTAGGTTGATTGAACGGCGCAGATCAGCCAGCCGTCCTAGGGGCTGTGGCGTTCTGCAGCTGCGTACCGATATTGCCGAAGGCTGCTTCCAGCTGTGGCGTGAATACCACGAGGGCTCCGACTACAGCCGCCATAATCCCGACAGCGAGCACGGCATACTCGATGGAGCTCACGCCCCTGTTGGACTTCATGCACTTCATGATCTTGCTCATCTACGTATTCCTTTGTCCCGGTTGACTTCCTTACGGCAATTGCCTAAGGGTGCTGCACTCAATAGTACGCTAGGCTAGATAGTCGGTAGGGTCGGGTACTCCGGCTTTGATAAAGGCCTCCTTCCTGGCAATGCACGTCGGGCACTCGCCGCAGTGCTTCTCTCCGCCAGCATAGCACGACCACGTCACCGAGTAGTCGACATTGTGGTAGTGGAAGCCGATGTCGACGATCTCGTTCTTCGTCAAGTGGATGAACGGCGTAATCAGCCTCACCTTGTGGTACGTCCCGATGTAGATAGCTGCAGCCATTGCACCGACAAACTCAGGCGTGCAGTCAGGGTACGCCCAGTTCTGTGCATCTTCAGCATGCGCACCGAACCAGATATCAGCAGTCGCGGAACCGTGGATAGGAGGATCTTCGTATCTGTGGGCCTCTTCCTGCTTCATGATCCAGCCTTGGGCAATTCCCGCGATGCGCGAGAGGAGTTGCCCATTACGGAACGGTACGTATGTCGGCGACATCCCCGTCGGGAGATCTGCATAGGACATCTTGGGGATGTCCCTGCTTTCGTCTGTCAGCATAGAGCTTGGAGGCTCTGCCATATGGATGACAGTATGCTTGACTCCCATCTCCCCGCAGAAGCGTTCTGCGTATTCCAGCTCCTTCCTGTGGCGCTGCCCGTAGTAGATACTGATCGCTTCCACATCGTCTTGCTCCTCAGCTGCGGCAATTGCCACTGCCAGAGCTGTCGAGCTGTCGATACCTCCACTGTGGAGGACAAAGCTCCTGTGTACCTTCTGTGTCATGTTGGCAAGGCTCCCTTAAGGAAAGCGGGGAGGAGAACTTAATCGACACCAGGTCCGTACCTCCTCCCCTACAGCTAACGCCTGGTGAAACGTCAGCTGATCAGGTTAGACGGCTGCAAAGCCTCCGGCACCACCAGAGCCGTCCTCGAGCGGACTGAGGACGTCCTTGATGTTGTTGCGCTTCTGGCCCTCGTACGGCTTGATGTCAACCCTGATACGGCAGGTAGCGAGAAGCAGACGACCTTCGTCGGCAACTCTTGAGGGAGAGAAAGGACCTCCAAGAAGGCTCTTCGCATACCCGGTATTTTCTCCAGCGTCCTTGAGGCGCGCGAGGGTCCGCTTGACCCTCGGCATCCCGCCTTCGCTGAAGACCGTATGGTAGAAGAAAGTCCGGCCGTCGAACTCACCGCCGTCGTTGATCTTGAATTTCCAGGTCCACATCTTGTTCCCGGAGCTCTTGGCAGTATCGTACTCCAAGCTGTCGACCTCTGCCGAGTAGATCCCGCGTGGAATGACAGGGAAGTTTCCTGTCTCATTCACTCCGCTAAGGTCAACGACAATCCCGTCGCCGTCCTCGGTTTCCATCCCAGCGCTTCCGCCTCCAGTACCACCAGCATTAGGATTGACGGTCCCGGTAGCTTCCTCAAACACACTTCCGCTCATCGCAGGCACTCCTTGTGTTGCTATGTGAGCTTGCCCAGTATCGGGCGTAAGGTAGTCAGGCTAGTCTTTAGGCTTTAGGCACGGCCTTCAACAGACCCACTTGCAGGAGAATTGTCCCCATAGTTGGGTTGTCGAAGTAGGCACCGCGATACGTACTGAAACGTGACTTCGCGGCAAAGCGTGACCCAGGCTGCACATAGAGGCGCCGAGGCAAGGCAGTCTGGTCATCGGCAGCTGTACCGGTGACTAAGTATCCTACAACATCCATGAAGCCTTGTACCTGAGAGCTCAGCTTGCCTGTCATCATTGGAGCGTAGATGTGGCGCTTGAGCTCATCTTGGGTATAGGCTCTTGCAGCAGTAAATAGGACGTGCATTGGGAGATCACGGAAGTTTCGGATCATCCGCTGAACCATCTGGTGTTGCTTCTTGTACTCGGCCCATTCAGCTCCCTGAGTCTCCTCGTCCATCGCGGTAGTATCTGTAATGCCCAGGAGTTGCTGCATACAGTAGACCTCGACTTCTGTCAGACTGTCCACGATGACTGTACGGTAGCGTCTGAGCCTACTGGGCTCTGAACTTTCCAAAGATCCAGGCTCTCCCTGGACAGTCACCATAGCTTGGAGGATCCTGAGCTTTTCATCGGCTACCTCTATGTTTGGATCGTCCCTCCAGCGGCAATGAGCCTTGAGGAAGTCGTAGATGCGGGCGAGGGTACGGAAGCTCGTGACCTTGATTGGATCAATAAGATGGAAGGAATGGTCAGGGTCGCGCAAAGTAAGCTCTCCAGACTCTGCACTGATGAGAAGTACATCGCGCATATCGGGGACATCGGCAGAAGTCCCAGCGAGCCAGGTCTTTCCGCTACCATAGTCTCCATAGATGAGCTCTTTCAGCCAGGGTAAGTCTCCACGCTGGAACTGGATTGTGAAGCCTGCTCCGCTTTGGGACGGTGCAGCTGGACCAAGAGCTCTTGTGCCCGCAGCCGCAGGACTTCCAGGTTGCTTGGCGGCTGGAGCCGCTTGCGGCACTTGAGTACCTGTCTGTACTCCTGGCGCACCCGCTTCTTTGGAGGTGGGAGAGTCTCCGCTTGCACCTGTCTGTACTCCTTCCTTGAATCCTGCCTCGAGGACTTTGCTGGTGGTCGATATGTCGTTCATCTGCGCTGCTGCCTTCTCTGGCGGTGTTGTACATGGAACCTAGGTAGAGGCTCTGGCCTGCTGGGATATACGAGGAAGTTCCTCCAGTTGAGGTTCTCCTCGTCGCGGTCCATAGTCCCCGTCTCTATCTCATATTCCCAATCACTGCCATCGTCCATACTGAGACAGGCTGTACGAAAATCACAGTCCCAACTGCAATCCCGAGTAGGATTAGGATATATAGATAGGTTCGGATCCAGCATGTCTGCGGCTTCGGCGATAATCTTCGGCCCCTCGGCTGCCAGCTGGTATTGACTACGCTCAACCTGATCAAGTCTGATGAGTTTGTCTGCACGTTCGGTCTCCTCGGACGCTAGCTGGTTCAGGAAGGCAATATTGACTTCAGGTGCAGCCTCAGCGGTGCCATACAGGTTCTTCAAAGCCTTCGCATATAAGGTGTGAGTAGTGAGCATATTTTTGTTGACGCTGAACTGCCTTGTGCTTTTCAGGAAGTCAGGCTCATGCGCTACGGCTTTTCGGTGCTGCTGGTAGAGGAATCCTGCGACTGGGAGAGTATAAATTTGGCTGGCAGCCCAGCAATAGGCTGTAATTTGCGGATCTGTCTCAAAGTGTCCTGTCTGAATAGCCTTGGCGGACTTGTAGTCGACAAGCCACAGCCGCTGAAACTCTTCATCCAGTATGACCCGATCAATAGTCCCAGTATAAACAGCCCGATCATAACCAAACCGAAGTAGACGGGAGGGATCAAGAGGAAGAGGTATCTGAAACCGCACTTCAACTTGTGGAACACCACCAATCTCCAGGGTTACTTGTGGGTCTCGGTACTCGAGCCACTCAAGGTAATAGTCAAGCATACCTCGCATGAGTTCGGAAGCCTCTTCCCAGTCGCTAGGAAGAACAATTCCTGGGGTCCGACTGGTTGCGCTAACGTAGGCAGTAAAAGCATCAGAAGGTCGGTCGAATCGATGGTAGCCGTGAAAGTCTTCAAGGGCGAAGTGCATACCTGTACCAAGCCAGAGAGGAGTAACTGTCTCTTTTCGGGTGCGATTTCCACGGTGTAGGTAACTCCAGTTGAACTTGCGACGGCATCGCCTAAAAGTACCACGATCAGAAGTGCGAATGAAAGCTACGCTCTCCGTCAAGTGCTCGTCCTTGGACCTGCGTGGGAAGAATTCATCAGCTTCAGCCATGGTGTGAGCTCTTGATTGTGTCCATATTATAACACAGGCACTTAGTGACCGTCAAGAGGTCAAATATAGGTCGACCGAAATTCTCATTTTTGAGATGTTACCAGCGGATCCTTACTATACATACCAGGAAGACAATCACGACCAGCATGTAAATGATCCGGACATCTATGTATAGGGTATGCATGTCTATCTACACCTTCCGGAGTAGATGCTTCACGGCCGAAAGTTCTCGAAGCAAGGGCATCACGTTATTGGCTTTCACGTCTACTGCAGGCAAGATAAGCTCTGAGTCTATAGCTCCCTCATGCCTGAGATAGTAGATGCTGACGGACTCACTGATATCACCTCGATGGAGCCGATCCTCAGCCTGGATATTATCGTAGCAGTCCCACTCAAACCCAAGGCATACAGCCCAAGTTGCGGGGATAAGGTCGAAAGACTCTGCATACTTGGTCGAGCAGATGCAGATCCCTCGACGTAGGCGGAAGTAGTTGATCTTAGCGCCTAGTTCTTCGGCGCTAAGTCCTCCATGCAGGGTGATGATGTCCTTGTAACCCTCATTCTCTAGTCGTGCCCGGATGAACTCCTGTGCCCTAACAAACGGGCAGAAGATCACCATGTGTTGGTCGGATGCTTCATCCAGCATCTCGACTATCCGGTCGATACCTGCTCCATCCTCCAAGGCAGAATCAAGTAGCTTGGGAGTTGCTAGGACCTGTCTCAGCCTCTGTAACTTCGCAAGGATGCTGGGTGTGGCAATGAGGCCTTCAGTAGGTAGCTCAGCCATGCTCTCTTCGACTAAACTGTTGTAGAGCCTTCTCTGTCCGCCAGACATCTGGAGCACATTAGAGTCAAGGTCCCTGATCTTGGGAGGCATTCCAGGACGGACCTGTCTCTTGGTACGGTGGATCATCACCTTGGATAAGGACTTGA